GGGCAACTTGCTAAAGCTATGGCATTGGCTATTAATTGTTTTGAGCCTATTAGAGAGCATTTAGGAAAGCCAATTAGAGTTAATAGTGGTTATCGTTCTCCTGCCGTAAATAAACGTATTGGTGGGGCTTTAACATCTCAGCATAGTTTAGGCGAAGCAATAGATTTAGATTTACACGATAGAGATTTATTCGAGTGGATTATAGATAATGTTACTTTCGACCAATTGATAGCAGAATTTCCATCACAAGGTAAAGCATCTTGGTTTCATATTTCATATAGAGAAGGAAGAAATAGGAAACAAGTATTAGTAGCAATAAAAAAAGCAGGAAAAACAATTTATTTGCCTTGGTCTGAAGGAAAAAATCATTTTTAATTACGTATATTTGTGGTCAAATGTATGATTATGAAAAATGAAATTTGGAAAGAGATTGAAGGATATGAAGGAAAATATCTTGTAAGTAGTTTTGGAAGGGTTAAAAGTATGCCTAATAAGGTTTGGAATTCTGAAAGAATATTAAAACCACTTAAACAAACATATTCTACTATTGATTTATGTAAAGATGCTAAAGTTAAAAAGCTAACTATACATAGAATTGTGGCTAAAACATTTATTCCTAACAATGAGAATAAACCAGATGTAAACCATATAAACGGAGATAAACACGATAATAGATTAGAAAATCTTGAATGGGTTACAAAAAGTGAAAATCAAAAACACGCTGCTAAACTTGGTTTAATAAATTGTAAAGGAAGTAGAAATAGCCAAAGTAAATTAACAGAGGATATTGTAATAGCTATTTTTACAAGCAATAAAAGAACATCTGAATTAAGCAAAATATACAATATATCTCAATCAACAATTTGTGATATTCGCAAAGGAAGGTCGTGGACACATTTAACAAATAGAACCGAGTAACATCGGTTTTTTTATTCAAACTTATTATGACAGTAAACCAAACAATAGTTATAGACTATTTAGAAAAGCATCCTAAAATGGCTACTAAGACTTTAGCTACATTAATTTATAAATCACATTCTTTAGACTTTAAAAATGTAGAAGCAGTAAGGAGTTGTGTTAGAATTATAAGAGGAGAACATAAACAATCAAAAGGAATTAAAGAATACAAAAGAACGGAAGAGGAAAAAAGAAAATCTAACGGATGGAAGAAACTTCCAGAATCAGACTATAAAGAACAAGAACCTTTTATAATGCCTAAAGGGAATAATAGAATCTTGATATTATCAGATATTCATTTACCTTACCACGATGTAGATGCTTTGAGTATTGCTTTAGAATGGGCATACGACCATAAGCCTAACGCTATTATATTAAATGGAGATACTATGGATATGTATCAAGCATCTCGTTTTATTAAAGATAGAAGACTTCGTGATTTAGCAGGAGAAATAGATATGACAAAAGACTTTTTAAGACAACTTAGAGATGAGTTCGATTGTCCTATATACTTCAAGATAGGAAATCACGAGGCAAGGTGGGAAAACTATTTGAAAACGGTAGCACCAGAGTTGTTAGGTATCGCAGACTTTGAGTTAAAAAGCATCCTTAGATTTGGAGAGTTAGGAGTTACTGAAATTAAAGACAAGCAAATCATTAAAGCAGGTAATCTAAACATTATGCACGGGCACGAATTTGGGCAAAGTGTATTTAGTCCTGTAAACGTAGCACGAGGATTATATGTAAGGGCAAAAGCTAACGCAATCATAGGACACCATCACGCAACGTCTGAGCATAGCGAGAAAGACTTACAAGGAAATGTAGTTACAACTTGGTCTATGGGTAGTTTATGTGGATTATCTCCGGAATATATGCCTTACAATAAATGGAATCACGGATTTGCATTTGTTACTACGTTTGACAATGGAGACTTTGAAGTAAAGAACTTGAGAATAATAAACGGTAAAGTGAGATAAATGCGTACATTAGCAGAACTTTTTTCGTAAAGTACAATCTGTTTTGTTTAGGTAAGAAAGGGAGTTCAGAGATGTTCTCCCTTTGTTTTTTTAAAATAATTAAAATAATTTGTTTAAAAGTATTGCAGTTATAAACAATTGTATTATATTTGTCAAAACAATAATACAAAACAGATGAAAAAACAGATTAAAGAAGCCTTAGAACTTCACGCAAAAGCAAACGAATTGCTTTACTTATGCGAAGGAATGCAGAACCGAATAGATAATATGCTTCGGTATAATGCAGAAATAGCCATCCCTAACAACTTTCACGAGCATTCAGAGAATGTTATTGATACCTGCCAACGTGGATTAGGTAGATTATGGAGAAGCTACCAGATAGTGATTGATAAACTTAAAAGCCTTGATGAGATATGAAAGAGGAATTAACAAAGTACGTTGAGCAATTGGAGATTGAGCGACAAGCAAACACAGATGTTTATTCAGAAGAAACATTAAACAGATTAGATAACTTAATTAAAGAGTATCACAAACTAATATTGTCACTATGAAAACACGGAACGTATTTAAGAAAGTAACAGAGGCATTTAACCAACACGTAAAGCCTACTACATTAGAAAACGAGTTCATCCCTAACAACGGAGTAAGACACGGAGACTTAAAAAGATATTGGGATAACTACAACGCTCAATTAGTAAACAGAATCTCAGAGATAAAAAGCTATGAAAAGATTTAAGATAACATACAAGGTAAAGCTAAAGAGATGGGAGGAGCGTTACTTAATTGTAAGCGCATATACTCAGTCAGATGCTAAAGATAAATTCCAATTATGGAAAGGTTTAATAACAGATATAAACGAGATATGAAAACAGCGGTAGAATTTTTATTTGGAAAAATTAAAAAAGAATTGGGATTTACAAGTATTGAACTTGAAAAAATATTTGACAAAGCCAAAGAAATGGAGAAAGAGCAGATAATTGAAAGCTATTGTCAAGGTTGTTTTGATATTAGCAAAGATGAAAATATTTTTCCAAGAGAAACATCAGAACAATACTACAACGAAACCTTTAAAACAAATTAAGATGCCAGATATAGCAATGTGCAAAAATGAAACTTGCAAACTAAAGAAAGAGTGTTACAGGTATATGGCAGAACCATCTAAATATTGGCAAACATACGCAGATATAAATCCTAACGAAAAAGGGAAATGTGATTACTTTATCAAATATATAAAACCAAAAAAATGAATTATAACATACAATCAATTACAGACACAAAGAACTCATTTCCTAAGAATACAAGATTCGTGTTTGAGGATTTTCTAATAGCTTGTCCATTTTCTCTGGACTATCTTAGACAAGTATCACGCAAACGAGAAGTAATGCAATGGCGGCAGTTAGGTATGGTTTGGTTAGCAATAGAGAATATGCACCTGAGCAAAGCAGGTAAGTTCTTTGATAAAGACCATAGCACAGTTATTCACGCTTTAAAAGTAGTTAGACAAGCCAATAACGGATTTGATTATGTGCTAAAAGAAAAGATTGATAAGATAATGAACTGCATTGACTTGAGCGTACCTTATTCAAACGATTCAAGCGAGAACGAAAAGAACTCTTTAATTTATTTAGAACGATTAATTAAGAAAAAATTAGCTGCTGAAGGTATGCTATGTGTTTAAAAGTATTATATTTGTAAACAATTAAAAACAGAATAACTATGAAAAAAGAAGAAGTGGTAGACGTTCTACCGAAAAGCGAAACTATCTACACTAAGCTATGGAAAGCAAAGCAAGAGATAGGTAAAGTTACTAAAGGAAGTAACAATCCTTTCTTTAAATCAAAATACGCTGATTTAAACGCTATTTTAGAAGCAACTGAACCAATCCTATTAAAACACGGTTTAATACTCTTACAACCCATCTTAGACGGCAAAGTATGCACTCAGATAATAGACATAGAAAACGGAAATAAGATAGAAAGCAGTTTAGTTCTTCCAATGATTACCGACCCACAAAAATTAATTGCTTCGATTACTTACTACCGAAGAGGAAGTTTACAGACACTTTTAAGTTTACAGGCGGTGGATGACGATGGAAACACGGCACGAGAAGCGGTAAGTAAGTTATTTCCTCAGGAGCGTTTTGAATCTGGACTTGCTAAAGTATCAAACGGAGAATTAACTACTGAACAATTTAAGAATGCTTTGAAAGGATATGAATTAACTGAGTTACAAACCAAAGCAATGTTATTGTTATGAAGATTAGATGTAGCGCAATAGGTAAGATAATGACTTCTCCCAGAACAAAGGGAGAGGTTCTATCTGAAACTGCAAAGACTTATATTCAAGATTACTTTAAAGAAAAGGAGTTGGGAATAGCTAAAGAGTTTTGGAGCAGATACACGGATAAAGGTTTACAGATGGAAGATGAGGCAATAGAGTTTGCAGGTCAGTTTTTCGGATGGGAGTTTGTAGTTAAAAACACGGAACGATATAATAACGAATGGCTCACAGGCGAACCCGATGTAATTACAAAGGAATTACTTGCTGATATAAAATGCTCTTGGGATGGTTCTACGTTTCCATTATTCGATACTGAGTTAAAGAATAAAGATTATTTTTGGCAGATGCAAGGTTATATGTTTCTTACCGGAATGGATAAAGCTGAATTAGTTTACTGTTTAATGAACACCCCGCATCAAATCGTAGAAGATGAGGTTCGTAGAGCGCATTGGAAAGCAGGATTAATTGATGAGGATTTAGACTTGCGTGAGGCGGTACAATCTCAACACACGTTCGACCATATCCCAAACAACCTACGTATTAAAAGATTTATAGTAGAAAGAGACGAAAAAGCTATCGAACAGATTAAAGAGAAAGTAGAACTTTGTAGAAACTACTATGAACAATTAAAAGCTATATTATGAAAGTTAAATATATTAAACTAAAAAGAGGAAAAGTTTCTAAATGTTTGACATTAAATAATGAGTATTTTGTTTATAAAAATGAAGAAGGATTCCATATATTAGAAGATGGAGTTGTAGTTCTTGACAATTATAACGATGTAAGATTTATACCAAATGAATGTTTTGTATTTACGGAAACAAAAGATAGTGTAGTAGAATCCGTTTTAAGCGCATTTAAAAGACGCTCAGAGCGTGGAATAGATAAATATGGAGTAACACTTGACAGAACAGATTTAAGTACGTTAGAATGGCTAAAACATCTTCAAGAGGAATTGATGGATGCAACGCTTTATATTGAAAGACTAAAACAAGAATTTAATAACAAATAAAAACAAAGTAAAATGAGTGATTACAACAACGAGAATCGAGTAGTGATTTTTAAGAACAACAAAAAAACGGATGAAAAACAGCCCGAATATACGGGGACTATTAACGTAGAAGGCAAAGAGTATTCTGTTAGTCTATGGGTAAAGGATGGGAAAGCAGGTAAGTTCTTCTCAGGTAAGATACAAGAGCCATTTAAAAAGATGGAGAATACATCGGATAAGATTAGAAACGAAAGTTCTGGGCTTCCCTTCTGATATTAAACATATTTGTTTATATTTACCGCATAGATTTGCTCTCACATTATAAAATCTAAGGAATTTAGTTTGTCCTGATTAACAAGTAGCGAGGTGAGAGCCGTGAAAGTTAGTCGGGACTTTTTATTTAATATTAAAATTATGGCTAAAGACAAGAAAGGATTTATCTTATATGCTGACCAAAAAGCATTATTTGAACAACTACCAAATGAAAAGGCAGGGGAATTGATTAAATTTATCTTTGCTTATGTAAACGATGAGAATCCTATATCAGAGGATTTAATTATCAATTTAGCTTTTACTCCAATTAAACAACAACTGAAAAGAGATTTAATTAAGTTTGAAGAAACTAAGGAAAAACGGAGTGAAGCAGGTAAGGCAGGTGCTAACAAAAGATGGCAAAACATAGCAAACGATAGCAAACGCATTTCTACTATAGCAAAAATAGCTGATAATGTAAATGTAAATGATAATGTAAAAGATATAAATAAACAACCTATTCCTCATTGGAATTCTGATATAGGAGTAGATGGTTATTCAATAAACAAAAAGAAATGATAGTTAACCATAGAAGCCAAGATGAGTTATTAGAGTTACTCAGACAAGATAAGATTCCTTTGGGTAAGGGAATAAGTATAGAATTAGACAATCATTTAAGATTTAAAGAAGGTACATTTAACATTATTTTAGGACACGCTAACGTAGGTAAGACTTATTGGGTATTATGGTACTTACTTACTATGTCAGTTAAATACAACCTTAAACACCTAATTTACTCTTCTGAGAACTCCGTGTTTGGAATCAAGCGTAATTTGATAGAGTTGTGTGCTGGTAAAAAGATTAAGGATATGTTTGAATCTGAATTAGACAACCATAAAAACTTTATTGAATCTCACTTTGATTTTATAGATGCACAGAGAGCGTGGACAATTGACGAGTTTATGAAGCAAGTACAGGAATTAGGTAATTACGATGCTTTAATGATTGACCCACATAACTCTTTTTTAAGACCTAAAGGAAGCAATGCTCACGATTACGATTACGAGATGGCTACGAGGTTAAGGTTATTTGCTAAAAAGACGAACACAACTATCTATTTATGTATTCACGCTGCTACAGATGCTTTAAGAAAGACACATAAAGACGGAGAATACAATGGCTTACCTACCCCCCCAAGTATGGCAGATGCAGAAGGTGGTGGTAAATGGGGAAATAGAGCAGATGACTTCTTAGTTATACACAGATACCCAGCACACGAATCACATTGGATGTTTACAGAGATACACGTTAAGAAGGTTAAAGAAACAGAAACAGGTGGAATGCCTACATTTGCAAATAAACCCGTATTATTTAGATTAGAATACGGAACTAAATTTACCTGCGAAGGAATTAATGCTTTAGGAATATGAACTTATTTGATGTAATACACGCTAAGACTTCCTTAAATGCGATTATAGGAAGTATCCGACTTTCTCTACACGATTTACGAGATAAACACGAACACAGAAAAGATTTAATAGAAACCTTAGAGAAATACGAAATATGGATGAGTGAGACCAGAGATACTTTAAGTGCTATGGAAGATGAGAACAAGCAGTTAATTAAAAGACTTGCCCAGTATCATACTGAATATTTAAAATTAAAGCGAGAAAATAATGAATTTAAACAGTTGTTATGAATGAAGAACAATTATTTAATTATTTAAAAAAATATTATATATACGATTTAACAAAAAGCGAAGATAAATTTTCAAGTTATGATTGTTTTAGTTCAACATATAAATGCGTAATTGAGTTAAAATGTAGAAATAAACACTACGATAATTTGATGTTAGAGAAAATTAAATATGATAGTTTAAACAAAATGAATTGCAAGGCTCTTTATATAAATTCAACACCAGAAGGAATATTTGTTTTCAATATAAATGATATAAAACCAAATTGGATTACTGATAATTCAATGCCTAAACAAACAGAATTTGAAAATAATAACAAGATTGAAAAGACATAT